CAAATATGTTTGTGTTTGAAGGAAGCCCAGGATGTGGAAAATCTGTAATGTTAAACCAAGTGTTAAGTATCTTGGATAGTAGCAAATATTGCCATTCTATTCCGGATATTAATGAAGGAAAAGATTTCTATGATTCGTATAATAACGAAGACATCTTCTTTATGGATGATGTAGGTCAAAAAGGTATTAGTCAATGGAGAACTATGATTAATATGATTTCTAGTGTTAAGATGCCTTTAGAGTGCGCAGAAGCTAAGCTCAAAGATACTAAGTTTTTTAATAGTACTACAGTAATTGCGACGACAAATAATTTTATGCAGTTGTCTGGATTGTGTAAATCTGATGGAATTAGCAACATGGAAGCTTTATGGAGAAGAGCCTTTGTGTTTGATTTTTATGAATTTAGTTTAAAGTCAGGCATGTTTAAAGGAACCATAAGATTTAAGCATTATAATATGCATACTAAACATTTTCAAGAAGGATTTCCAGATTATTTATCTTTGAATACGAAATCAAGTAAAATACCAACTTCGTATACGATTAGAGAGTATACAGATGATATAGAAGGTTTACGAAAATGGATGGCAGTTGTTATAAAAGCTTTCGAGATAAAGAAAAGGAAAATAAAGCAAGCACATGACATTCCAGAAGCTATTAGAGCAGAAAATTCTGAGTATGTCAAAGAAGTGATGAGAGATATTTTTTATAGGGAAGATGAAGATAACAAAATAGATACAGGAATTAATTTTATGAAGTCTATGAAAAATCAATTCGGTGAAATAAAACCACAGTTACTAGTTTTAGATAAAGTAGAAACTGGGCTGTTAAGTAATAAATCCAAAGAAGAGTATTCGTACTTTTCAGCAGATGAAGGCGAGTTTGATAATTTGACATCTCAAGGAATTAATACTCTTGATACTTTAGGAGTGTCTATATTCAGTGATAAGATATGGTCAGGATTGAAATGCGGAGTAGGTTGTTATATGGGCTATGCAGTTGGAGAATTAATATTGAATATGTTG